TAAAAGATCTTTCTGATGAAGTAATTAAACTTCAGCAGTTAGAAAAAAATATTAAAGCAAAAGAACAAGATCTAAAAAGTTTGAAAGAAACAGCTACAAAAATTTCAAGTGAAGTCATTCCCACTATCATGAACGAAATGTCTTTATCTTCTTTAAAATTAGCAGACGGTTCTTCTGTAGAAATTAAAAAAATTTATGGTGCTTCTATACCAATAGAAAAACGAGAAGCAGCATTTAACTGGCTTCGAAATAACGACCTAGGCGATATCATTAAAAATGAAATCACCGTTTCCTTTGGTCGTAACGAAGATAACAAGGCAGCAGATTATGCTGTCCTTGCGCAAGGTCAAGGCTACCAACCTGCTCAAAAATTAAAGGTAGAACCGATGACTTTAAAAGCATTACTCAGAGAGCGAACTGAAGCAGGTAAAGAGATGCCCTCTGATTTGTTCAACACGTTTGTAGGAAATCAAACAAAAATAAGGAGTAAATAAACATGCCTCAAGAAGCAAGAGACATCACTACAAAGAAACAAGCGAATGTACCATCCACTTCACTATTTGAAGAGGATGCGAAGTTAGGTTTAGAGAATATGGACCAAGATGATTTGGCTCTACCCTTCCTAAAACTACTTCAAAACAGTTCTGACGAAACGAAGAAAAAACATGCTTCGTATGTCGACGGAGCTGAACCAGGAATGTTCTATAATACAGTTACTAAAAAACTGTACGATGGAGCAAAAGGCATAGAAGTCATTCCATGCTATTATAAACTCACATTTCCTGAGTGGGCACCATTTGAAAGAAAAGAAGGTCGTCCGGCATCACCGGATAGAGGGCCTGAAGTTCTTGCTCAAACAAAGAAGGATGCATCAGGTAAAGATGTCCTTCAAAATGGTAACATCATTATTAAAACAGCAAATCATTTTGTCATTATCCAAACGGATGGTGGATCTGATAAAGCCTTAATAGCGATGAAGTCTACTCAACTTAAAGTGAGTCGAGGATGGAATTCAATGATGAAAAGTATCACGGAAAAAGGTAAAAATGGTACTTTTAATCCGCCATCTTTTAGTCACATCTATCAATTACGGTCAGTAGAAATATCAGGAAATTTTACTTGGTATGGTTACGCTGTAAAACTTTTAAGAAAAGTAGATAATGTAGATCTTTATCAGCATGCTAAAGCTTTTCACACTTCTATAAAAAGTGGACAAGCTAAAACAGCAGAGAAAGATAACATAAATTTCTAAGTTTCACCTAGGGTGAATCTAGGGGCGGCAGCGCGAGAGTTAAACCGCCCCGCTTAAAGGGATATATGATAGATGAATTTATAAAATTATTTTCTGGACTCAAAGAAAACTTTGGCAAAGCCGACATGTCCAGAGCTGAGTTTGACAAAGAAAGAAATAAGATCAAACCTCACTACGTGTGGGCTCAAGAAGCAATCACTCCTTTTCATTACAAACAACATTTAGACGGAACAATATCAATAGGGATTCAACCTTGTACCAAAGAGGGTAAAGCCTCTTTTGGATGTATTGATATAGATCCTAAAAATTACAAAGAATTTAACATACCTATTTTACTCTCTTATATAGAGAAATATAAACTTCCTCTGGTCGCATGCCGATCAAAAAGTGGAGGATTACATATTTATTTATTTCTAAAAGAAGCCATCGACGCTCAAATTATGCGAGATTCACTGGCTTCTATACTTTTACCTCTCGAATTAAAAAGAACCACTGAAATTTATCCTAAACAAGTTGAACTAGAACCTGATGAACATGGGAACTTGGCAGGAAATTTTATTAATCTTCCTTATCAAAAAGAAAAAGAAACAACTCGTTATGCTCTTGACAAAGACAATAAGCCTTTATCTCTAGAACAATTCATTAAAATAGCCAAGGAATCTCAATTAGATTCTAAAGAATTAGAAAAACTAATCACACGATGTGAAGAAGAAGTTTTAAAAGGAGGAGATCCTGAATTTGAAGATGGCCCGTGTTGTTTGCAAAGACTCTCTAAAACTAAATTAGGAGATGGCAGAGATCGTTTTATGTATAATTATATGGTTTTTGCAAAGAAAAAATATAAAGAACAATGGCCAGATAAAGTTAATGAAGCCAATAAATATTTTACAAAACCTTGGTCTCTTAAAGAAATTAATGACAAAATCAAAGCCTGGAGTAAAGATACGGCGGGACATACCTGTAATGATGAAATTTTGGAACCTAAATGCATGAAACATGTTTGTGTGAAGAGAGCTTACGGAGTAGCTTCCGATCCCACTTCTGTCTTTCCTCTTATTTCTGGTTTACAAATTATCATGAGTACTATACCAAAACTTCGATTCACTGTAGAAAAACCGGATGGTACACCAGCTCCATGTGAAGCTTCTAACCCAAAGATGGTAACTAAACAGTCCGATTTATTGGATTTAATTTGGTTACAAGCAGGTTTTATGCCCGATCCTTTACCTCCTAAAAAATTTAGAGTCTTTCTTAATCAAGTAAGAAAAAGTTCTGTTACTATTTATCCCGCCTCCGGAACCGATATTAAAGATCAATTGTATCAACATCTTTACGAATATTGTGTCAACAGTGCTCGCGCTAAAAAACGTAGCGACATTCGAGGAGGACTTTGTTGGACTGAAAGTGGCTATCACCATTTTCTTTTTTCTTCTTTTTTTGAATCCCTTCCTCTTAAATGGAAATTAGATGCTCGAGACACTGGAATTATTATGAAACAAGAATTAGGAGCCGAGGATGATTGTTCTTACAATATAGATGACAAAACTCAAAAAGTTTGGCGTCTTAAACAAATGAAAGTAGACCAAATCGAATTTCAAAAACCTAAACAAAAGGAACCTAACTTCTAATGAATTGGGCTGATGATATGATGTTTCTGACAATTATTTGTATAACTTGTTATTTAGTAACAGGTTTCTTTTTATGAATTATAAAGTTATAGGCCCTCCAGGAACTGGAAAAACTCAAACCTTATTAAATAAAGTTATTGAGTACAAAAATGCAGGGACGCCTCTAGATCGCATTGGGTATTTTGCATTTACACGTAAAGCGGCTTACGAAGCTAGGGACAGGTTTCTAGAAACTTTCCCACATTTAACTAAAAAAAATATTAAACACTTTAGAACATTACATTCTTTTGCTTTCAGATATCAAGGACTTCAAGAAGAAAATGTTATGCAAGAAGAACACTATAAAATAATAGGAGAAAAATGTGGATTAAAAATTAAATATGCGACTTACGAAAAAAATGAATTCAATGGAATTTTTACTTCAAACAGTGAGTATTTAAGTCTAATCAATTTAGCCACTGTGAGAAATATTAGTGTCCTTGATCAATTAGATCGTAATGAACATCTTGGAAAAATTGAAAGAGATAAAATCCAAGTAGTTGCTAAACATATTGAAGACTACAAAAACACTTATAAGCTCATTGATTACAATGACATGCTTAATCGATTTATAGATCAAATTCAATTACCCGACGCTAAGGTTCCTAAGTTTGATGTTATCTTTATTGATGAAGCTCAAGATCTTTCACTTTTACAATGGAAAATGATTAAAGCTTTACAGCCACACACAAAAGATATTTATATAGCAGGCGATGACGACCAGGCTATCTTTGGCTGGGCTGGCGCTGATGTTGATTCTTTTATTAACTTTGATGCCGTTGAAATACCTCTTAAACAATCTAAACGAGTTCCTATAATAGTGCACCAACGCGCTCTTCTACGATTAGATAATATTAAATTAGGAAGATTAGACAAACCTTGGAACACTCCTACGGCCGAAGAAGGAACTCTAAAAATATTTTTTTCTATTAATCCAATTAATCTTTCCAAAGGAGATTGGTATGTCTTAGCCAGAACCAATGATTTATTAAAACCTATTCTTAAAGATATGAGAAGACGTGGCCTTTATTTTGAAACTAAAGATGGAAGAAGTATTAGTGAATCTCTTTACCGAGATATTCTCAATTGGGAAGCATGGAAAAAAGGTAAAGAACTCAACACGATAGAAGTCCAACGACTACTCGAAAGATTCGATAAAAAATTAAAAGAGACCGATGACAAATTATTTAAACTAGATGAACTTAAAACAAAATATAAGTTAAATCCTCGTTTACAGTGGTATGACACTTTCACAGCTGTCACACCTCATATGAAGACTTATATACGAGCCATGATAAATAATGGAGAAGACCTTCGTCTCAAACCAAGAATCAAAGTTCTCACTCTTCATGGATCAAAAGGAGGAGAAGCAACCAATGTTATTATTCTTCAAAATCAAACCCGCAACACTATAAAAGGAGCAACAAAAACTATTATGAAACAAGATGAAGAACAAAGAGTCTGGTACGTCGGTCTCACTCGATGTAGTAAAAATTTATTTTTAATTCGATGCAAAGATCGAAGTAAGGAATTTAAAATATGAATCTAGCAACTGACTTAATGTTTGTGTGCATTGTTACAGTAATATTTTATAATTTATTAATTTTATGAGCGTATACAAAAAACAAATTGGAGGAACTCATTATAAGGATATGAA